GAACTCCAATCACCTGACACCTGGGAGGTTGCACTCAGCGCTGGTAAGGTCAAGAATAAAACCTTCACGCGGCTGCTCAGCGAAGATAAGCTGGGTTATCTGGAACTGTTGCGCAACCTGCGCAACATGGTGGGCGCTGGTGTTGACCTTGACCTAATCAGGCGAGCCATACTTGCCCGCAAGGGTGCCCATAGGGTGTTCCCATTCAGGTATGTGGCGGCGGCGCGGGCTGCACCACAACTGGAGCCAGAACTGGATCAAGCCCTGTGTGCGGCCATTGGTGAGACCCCGGTTATGACCGGCAAGACCTTTGTGCTGGTTGACGTGTCAGGCTCAATGGATGACAGGCTGTCGGGCAAATCTGACATGCGGCGCTTGGAGGCGGCTGCTGCCCTAGCTTCAATCATCAATGGTGATCTGCGGGTGTTCACGTTCAGTGACAGCACGGTAGAGGTACCACCGCGCCGGGGCATGGCAGGTGTGGATACTGTGATCAATTCACAACCCCACAGCGGCACTTATCTGGGCCACGCAGTGGCTCACGTGAACATGCAGCATCATGATCGGCTCATTGTGATCACCGATGAGCAGAGCCATGACATCGTGCCACAGCCTTACGCCAAGAAGGCCTACATGATCAATTGCGGTAGCTATAAGCCTAGCATCAGCTACGGCGCGTGGACCAAAATTGAGGGCTTTAGCGAAGGCGTGCTCCGCTACATCCAGGCGGTAGAGGCTGCATGAGCCGTGTCATTTTGGTTTGCCAAGCAAGCCAAAAAACAGGCCCGCCAAGGCCCACAAAAGGCCGTTGGTGGGCCAAAACGCGGCATTGACACCCTGCACCGTTTGGGTTGCAAAGCCTGCCCCCTGAATAACACCCCCGTTCACACCCCAAAGATGCCCCCTACCTTAGGCAAGGTAGGGGGCATATATTTCTTGGCCGAGGCACCAGGTGCCGTAGAGGATAAGAATGGTGCCCCGCTCATTGGACCAAGTGGCCAATTATTACGCAGTTGCATTCCTGACAATCACGAGCGTGATTGCAGCTTTGACAACTGTGTTCGGGACCGGCCAGAGGGAAACCGCACCCCTGTATGGCAAGAGATTGAATGCTGCCGGGGCCACGTCACCCGTTCAATTGAAGATCAGAAACCCCGACTCATCATCGGTTTGGGAGCTGTACCGCTAAGCTGGTTCCTAGGCTCAACCGACATAAGCGGTATGCGCGGTCGGCTTTTCGCCGTTAAAGTAGGTCAGCATTGTTGCTGGTTTTTGCCTACCTTTCACCCGTCATTTGTATTAAGGACGGCCCGCAACAAAAGTAGGCCGTTAAATTCAAAATTTGGTCATTGCTTCAGGATGGATATTGACCATGCTTTTGAAATACTGCCCAAATTGTCCCCACCGTCTGTGACAGACAGTAACACTTGGGCCACAGAGGTAAAAACCTTTGATGGTGCAACCCCTGAGCAGTTTGCGGCGCTGGGTGCACTCATAAAGCGTGCCCAAAAGGCAAGACTACTGTCTATTGATCTTGAGACCAGCTGCCTGCGTCCGTACTCAAAAGACGCCCGCATACTGACGGTAGCAATCAGTACCGGTGAGGCTCACTTTTCATTCGCCGTTGATCACCCCAAGGCTGAGTGGGAGAGCTATGAAAAGGCCGATTTACTTGAGGGGCTACGTGAGATACTAGCCAGTGACAGTATCAAGGTGGCCCACAACGTCCCCTTTGAGCTTGAATGGCTGATTTGCCAGTACGGCCATGAAATAGCCCGTCATGACGTGTGGGAATGCACCATGATGCAGGCCCACCTCCTTGATGAGCGTAAGGGTAAGCAAACGCGCTATTCAGATAACAGGCGCGCAGCCTACCAAAGCCTGGGGTTTCTTGTCAGGCAATACTTTGGCTACGATTACAAAAAGGACTACAAATTAGATAAGCGCAACATGGCAGAAGCCGACCTGTCAACAACGCTGACCTATAACGCGATTGATGCCAAGGCCGCGCTGATGCTGTACCACCGCCAGCATACATTGTTGGAGCAGCATGGGCTTATGGATGCTTACGTTGACGCCCTGCCACGCCAATGCTCCGTAGCCCTGATGCAGTGGTTGGGCATGCCAGTGAATCAGAATCAGGTCAAAGCCCTACAGAAGCAGCTGGGTGACCAGATAAAAGCCATCAACTTCAACATCAATAATCTAAAAGTGGTAAAGCAATTCATTGCGGATCGTAAGGAATTCAACCCACAGTCAGAGCGTGACGTACTTGCCATCTTCAAGGATTACCTAAAACGTCCAGAAGTAAAGGTCACACCTAAGCAGTGTCAAGTACGCGACTTTGACCGCCTCCCAACCACCAAGCGTGGTGAGGATGAATTAAAGGAACGCTTATCTGTTGACAAGAATGTGCTGGAACAGATTGATCACCCGTTGGCCAAGCTGATCACGGAGCTGCGCAACAAGGCCAAGCTCAAGAGCACATACTGTGACAACCTGGATTTGACGCCGCCGCCTGAGTGGCGGGGCAAGTCGGTCATTTTCCCTGATGGCAAGCTGCATACCTCATTCAATACGACCTTCACTGAAACTGGCAGGACCAGCAGTGATGAACCAAATATGCAGAATTTTCCTAAGCGCGTTGATGGGTGGGTCCGTAAGCAAGTGGTAGCCCCACCCGGGCATGTTATCCTGGCCTTTGACTACGGGCAACTAGAAGCATGCACTACCGCCATGTGCAGTAGGGATCCATACCTAGTGAAGGCCCTATGTGAGGATTATGACACCCACATGGAGTGGGCACTGAAAATCCTGCATCATTGCCCGGAGGTTAAGGTTGACCGTGACGACCCCAAAGCAATGAAAAGGTTAAGGTCCTTGACCAAAAACAAGCTCACTTTTCCTGCATTCTTTGGGGCTGCTAACGAATCAGTACGCGGATACCTTAGTACAGCATTGAAAATTGACATTCATCAGAGCCATGTTGACGATTTGATGGATGAATTTTGGGGTACATTCACTGGCGTCAAGCGCTGGCAAGACCGCACCATGGCTGAGTATTACGAAAAAGGCTGGTGCGCTACCCCCAATGGCAGGCGGCACAGGTATCCACTCACCCGCAATCAAGTAGTCAACATGCCAATCCAAGGGCTAGCCTCTGACATTGAGTGCCTAGCCATGAACCGCCTGAGCTATAAAGCACTCACGGAAAAAAATTGGAATATTCATCCGCGCATCAACCTGCACGATGATCTGACATTTATTGCCCTTGATGACGATGATGTGCTGGAACAAACAATCATAGACGTATATACAATTATGCTCACCCCTGATTACCCGTGCGTTAACGTGCCACTGTCAGTAGAATGCTCCATCGGCAAAAACTGGCATGAAATGAGTGATATCGGCAAGTTCTGGTCACATAAAGATCTACAATGTCACTAGGGATTAAGGTAGCTCTTGTTTACTTGGCCATTACCATCCCAGTAATCTTGATCAAGGATTTGCTAATTCAATTTTTGCAGGGGACGTTGCATTGAACCTAGCGGTTAAATACCGCCCCACCTCATTCGATGAGGTGATCGGCCAGAAAGAGGTGGTCAAGAGCCTCAAAGCCACCAATGGCGCGCACAGTTACCTATTCACCGGGCCATCAGGCTGTGGCAAGACTACACTGGCCAGGATTGTAGCTGGGAAGCTGGGCAACAAGGCCCTCAACATCATTGAAATTGCCGCTGCCGATAATACCGGCGTTGATGACATGCGGCACCTAATTGAAAACACCCGCTTCCGCGCCATTGGGCTTAGCCCCAACAAGTCCATCATTCTTGATGAGTGTCACCGGCTGTCAGGCAATGCCTGGGATGTTTTGCTTAAGCCAATTGAGGAGCCACCAGAGCATGTATTCTGGTTCCTATGTACTACTAACCCTGGTAAGGTACCTAAAACAATTCAGACCAGGTGCCTCAAATTTGACCTTAATCCCGTGTCAGAGGATGACCTGTTTGACCTGTTGTGTAAGGTGGCTGATTCTGAGAAGCTTGAAGTCAGCGATGAGATCCTCAATTGTATAGCCGAAGGCTCAGATGGTTCACCCCGGCAGTGCCTGACATATCTGGAAGAATGCAAGTTTGCTGAAAGCGTGGCCGAAGCCAAACGCCTCATGCGTGAGGCTGGCCAAAGCAAAGAGGCAGTTGATCTTGCCAGGCTTCTGATGAAAAGGCAGGGCGCAAATTGGGTCTCATGCGTCCGGTTAATCAATGCAATAAGTGCTGCTGGCATTGATGCGGAAGGCTGTAGAATAGTAGTAGTGAACTACCTGGCTGGGGCTCTAGCCAGGTCGACGACTGAAAAAGAGGCCAAGAATTTGCTCCGCGTGCTTGAGCCATTCAGTGGGACGTATAATAGTAGTGAAAAGCTTGCCCCGCTCTTCAGGTCCGTGGCTTTGGCGCTGGAGCTAGACCGACAATGACCCAATACCAATGCGGTTGCTGTGGCAACCAGTTTAATAGTGACACCTCAACCGATGAGGCAATGACTGAGTTCTATAACCGGTTCCCAAAGGGGAACATTCAGGAAGCGAACATTATCTGTGACATTTGCTACCAGCGCTTCTGGGCTTGGTATGAAACCAATCAGCTTTCACTACCGTTAGAGCAACCCCAATGATTAGCCTTGAAGAATTCCGCGGTTATCTTAAGATTGACCGCAACAAGCTAGACCGTGAATTGGTGCAACAGCCAAGGCTGTTCGAACAGGTAGGTGAGTCCATGGCTGAGGCCATTGGTGAGCGTGACACGCTCAAAGAGCAACTGGCTACTATAGATGCCAACCTTGACATTGAGTACCGACGGACGTTCATCGAAAGCAAGGTCAAGTTCACTGAACCTACGGTAGCGGCGGCGGTGCAAACCGATCCCCGCCACATGAAGGCAGCCAAGGCTTATCTTGAATCCAAAGCCAATGCTGAGAAAGTTTGGGCACTCAGGGACGCCTTCACACAACGGGCAAGCATGCTGGAGTACTTGTGCAAGCTTACCCTGAGCAGCTATTATCAGCCCGACTCAGTCAAAGACTCAGCCCGGGATCACCTAGAGTATGAAATGCACCGCAAACGCAGGGAAACGGGCCGCCCATGAACACGTGGAATGCATGGGAACTTGCTGCCTTTGCATTACTGTGTGTGATTCTACTCCAGGTGGTACTGACGCTGGTATTCAGGGCCTACTTTGTGGCCAAGGAGCGATTTATCACTAGACTCAGCAGGAGAATGGAGAACAGTAATGGCGGTGAGGACTTTCAGGGACGTTGAGCGTACTCAAGAAGATGCCCAGCGGCGGGCAGCGTCACGCGGTGACTTTGATAGCTATGTCAAGGGCAATGTCAAATTCTACAAGGTGGTTGACGGTAAGAACCTTATCCGCATACTTCCAGCGCAGTGGGATAAACCACCGTGGCAAGATACACCACACTACGGCGTTGACATTTATGTGCACTATCAAGTGGGTGTGGATAAGCAAGCCTACCTATGCCCCCGCAAGCACTTGAAGAAACCCTGCCCCATATGTGAAGCCTGCGATGAGGCACAACGTGAGGGTGAGGATGAAAAAATCATACGTGAGTTGCGCCCCAAGCGCCGGGTGATGGTCTACCTTATTGACCGCCTGCATCAAGATGAGGGGCCGCAGCTGTGGGGCATACCCATCACTGTTGACCGCGACTTTGGCAACCTGGCCCAAGATGAGGACACCAACAGCCTGATCTACTATGAATCCCGCAAGAATGGCCGCGATATCAGGTTTTACCGGGAGAAAACCGGTAAGCAGTTCCCTGAATACCCCGCAGCCAAGATGCGCCTTCAGGCTGAGAGCAAGCTGCATGAAGATAAGGAAATTGAGGCGGAGTGGCTAGGGTTTGCGGCTGACAACCCCATACCTGACATACTCAACTTCTATGAATACAAGCACATTGCCGAAGCCTACAATGGCATGGCAAAGCCCAAGTCTGAGGATGATGACGATGAGGTACCGTGGCGCGGTAAAGGCAACGGCGATGATAAGAACGAAAAGCCTGCGCGCAGTAGGGTACGCAGCCGAGCAGCTGCTGACGATGATGATGATTATAATAAGCCTGGTACCTCTGCTGACGCTGCTGACGCTGCTGATAGTGATGATAGCCCTCCTAGGGGCCGTCGCTCAGACCGTATCAGGAAGCAATTAGAGGGTAGGGCAGCGGCCCGCCCTCGTGATGATGATGACGACGAGGACCCTACGGAGGACGAAGAGTAACCCCGGCGGACCGTATGCAGCGGATGGGTATTGACCCCATCAGGTACGATACCCGTCCGCTTCATATCATCATGGATGATGAAATCCCGTGGCAAAGGTGGTCGGATGAATTTGCAGAGATAAAACGGCTTGGCTACTCAACCTGGCAAGAATGGCAGAAAGCAGCAACGCGATCCGCTAAAACCAATGACCGATGGGAACGTGAAAAGAAAGCGCGAAAAGGCTCTGCCAGAGGCCGCCGATAACTATTTCACCAGCGGCAAGCGGGCCTATCAATTCGTCAACAGCGGCTGCTCCAAGCTGGATTGTGACTTAGGCGGTGGTTGGGCATTGGGCCGTATCGCCAACATTGTGGGTGATCAGGCCACGGCCAAAACCGGCCTAGGCATGGAGGCTATAGCCAACTTCATCAAGCAATACCCTGAAGGGACGCCAGCTTACCGTGACTGTGAGGCGGCATTTGACCTTGATTACTATGACGCCATGGGCATCCCGGTGGACAAGATTGACTACACCACCGGCATCACCACGGTAGAGCAGTTTGCCAAGGACTTTGATCAGTTCCTTGAGGCCCGCAAGAAGGGGCAACCCGGCATTTACGTGCTTGACAGCTTGGACGCCCTCAGCGATGAGGCTGAAATGGAGCGTGAATTGGGGGAGGCTACCTATGGCATGCAAAAAGCCAAGCTCCTCAGTGAGTTTTTCAGAACCACTGCAGGGAAGGTTGGCGAGTTCAGAGTCTTACTACTCATTGTGTCCCAAGTGCGGGATAATATTGGAGCTATGTTTGGTGAAAAACATAAGAGGTCGGGTGGAAGGGCGCTTAACTTTTACGCCTCACAAATCATCTGGCTCAGCCACATCAAGACCCTCAAGCGCCAGATCAAAGGCATTGAGCGGCCCTATGGCGTTGTCATCAAGGCGAAAGTCAAGAAAAACAAGGTAGGGTTACCGCTGCGTGAATGTGAATTCGAATACCATTGGGGTTACGGCGTTGAGGATAATTTAGCCAGCCTTCAATTCCTTAAAGACTGCAAGCGGCTTGAGAGCTTTGGTGATTTGGGGGCTTACTATAAGCGGACTCAGGCCATGAATGATGCAGAATACCATGCAGAGGGTGAGCGGCTAGCCGCTATGGTCAAAGAGGTATGGAGTGAGGTTGAAACCACATTCCTGCCCACACGGAGGAAATACTGATGGCACGAGAAACCCCAACGATCAGTAGCACTGGCCATACCCACACCCTTTACACAACAGATTCACTATCAAGCCAAACCACGTCTGGAGCCAATTTTCTCTAAATGCTGAACAGCAGGCGCAAGGGTAAGGTTGGTGAGCTTGAGCTAGCCAAATTCCTCACTGCGCGTGGTTTCACGTGCCGCCGTGGGCAGCAATTCAGGGGAGGTGGTGATAGCCCCGACGTGGTAGGCATCCCAGGCATGCACATTGAATGCAAGCGCGTTCAAAGTGGCAATCTGTACAAATGGTTGCAACAAGCCATTGATGATTGCAACGGTAAGATGCCAGTGGTAATGCACAGGCGCAATCACCAAGAATGGGTAGCAATCCTTAGGCTGGAGGACTTCCTTGAGGTGGCTTTTGACAGCGGATCTTCACCTGACGGAGAGAGCACGGGACCAGTACAGGATGAGCCTATTCCCGTGGCTGGCCAGAAAACAACAAAAGTATAACGTAGACGTCACCTTCATTCTTGGCGATTTGACCGACAGTAAGGACCGTCATTCGGCTGCCCTAGTCAACCGCATAGTAGATGGCCTTAAACTACTCAAGCCGTGCATCTACCTACTCAAGGGCAACCATGATTACACAGACCCGGCTACCCCATTCTTTGGCTTCCTGAACCACATGGAGGGCCTAAGATTCATTAACTAC